CTGATTCTGTCGCCATCAATAACGCTTTATATTCCTTAACGAGAAAGGGACGATATTTAGCTTTTTTTCCTGTGGACGGAATAGTCAATTCATAGGTTGGGACTTCAAGTTTAGGTATAGCCATTTTTTAATCCTATTTTATAAAGGAGGTGCTGGTATATAATCTTCTGCCGTATTTTTTCTTCCTACCGAGGGTTGTGGTTGAGTTGTTCTGGTAGTTTTTAATAATTCCTCAGGACCTACAATTGTTGATTGAAAAATATCTGTATTTCTTATATCACCTGTCTCCCAAACACGATAGGAAAACGTTACAGGTAATATGTGAAAACGGTCAAGAGCTGCCTGGTTTAATGAAAGAGCCCCAATAACTGTAGGAAATGCATCAATTAATTGTATAGAGTATGTGTAATTTTCTTTTTCATCTAGTTGATATATTGTAATAGTTCGTGCATATTCATCTTTATAATTCACCGTAAAACTAGAAGGATTTACAATAGAATGAATCCAATTATCAAAAGCTTTCCTTACTAACATGTCCTTATCACAAAGAAAGGATAGGGTAATTGATTCTCCATAATTTATTGATGCGGGTCTAATATAGGCAGGTCCAAACAATGTTTGTTTTTTTAAAGCAAGAGAAGCTCCAGGTAAAGTTGCACTTTGACAAAATAAGCTAATAAGCCTCTCATCTCCGAAAAGATTGGGGATCTGAACTTCAAATCTATTTTGCCTTGCAAGACCAAGTTTGGTTACTTGTGCTAGGAAATTTGAAATACTCATTTGATTTTATCCATTGTTTCTTTCCAGACCTTTGCTGAACTTGCTTTAACAAACCTATCGGTGGGTAATAACGATGCCGCTAACCAATCTTCATAAGGTATTTTCAAAAAATTAGACATGACTTGTGAATTCAAATAACGACGAATACACGGCTCATAATATTTACTTACCTCATTAGCATTTAAAACGCCGTATGAGTATGCGATTCTTTTTTCTTCGCGTGTCCCGCTGATTTGTATATTTAGTAGGGTGGCCATAACTTTGAATCGAAGAACGGGCGGTAAGTAATGAAGATTATATCCCATAAATCCGCCTTCAACACGCTTGTAAGGATACACCAGAGGGAAGGTGTCGTAATATGGAAGGCTGTCTTTTGTTTTGGGGTCGTAATAATATAAGTATAATTGCCCGGGCATCAATCGACGAACTAGTAAATCATTACTTGACATTAAATTAGATGGCTTAAACTTTTGACGACCTAAGTCAGCGATACGTTCCTTATACCAATTGACTGATGCCTCTTGGTCCTTTCCCGTAAATCTTAAATTCTCGAATGGATTACTTGTTGCCATTTATTTTTAATTCATCCTCAGTGAGAACAACGAATTTCCAGTTTCTATCTTCACAAAACTCTCTTGCAGCTTTCCATTTTGCTTGATTGACACCATATGTAAACACTTCTTCTAGAAATTGTTTTGTTACTCTTTTAGGTTTTACAGGTTCTTCTGTGAACTTTTTTGGTTTTATTTCGATCAGATACTTTTCAACCTTCCCTGTTTTGTCTTTTACTTTCATATAAAAGTCAACAAAGTACCTATGCACTCGCTTATCAACAGGAGATACATAAGGTATAACAGCAATTTCTGATCCCCATTCAAGAATTGCATCTGTGCTATCACACCAATTCATAAACTTAAGTTCCCAACTGCTGCGGTAAATAACATTATTATAATCACCGCGATACTTTTCTGGGCGCTTAACTTTATATTTTCCTTTATAAGTTTCTTTATACACGATAAATATTCAATTATAACACATAAGTATTTATAACGCCATGACAGATCGCAATAGTATCTTAGAACAGTTCAACACTGATCAAATCTTAGGAAGAGGGTTGGGCGGGCGTGAAATACGTAAACCCGGTTCAATTAATCAATCGAATCAAGGTCCTTATAATGTAAATCAGTTAGCTTACCCGGAAGACATTTCAAATCGAGCAGACTTACAACATTATGTTATGTTTTTTATAAATGTACGTGGCAAAACCAAATTTAAACCAGCAAGAACAGTTGATGTGGATGTAAGTAGTAGAGGACAAAATACGATTAGTCAAGAAGGATTAGCTACAACCGCAATAGTTGGAGCAGGGATTGCGGCAGCAGGGGCTGCAGCTACGGGGTCGATAGTAGGGAGGGCAGTGAGAGGTTCAGTTCGTGGAAAAGCGGCGAATGCATTAAAAATGGCAACCGAAAAAGGACGAGGCATAGCGGGCGCACTTACCGCAGGTGCTATAGGTGCAGGGGGAACAGCTGCACTTCAGCAATTATCTGAAACATTTTCAGTAAAAGAACCCGAAAGAACAACCGATGCAATCATGCTTCCGATTGAATCGATACCATCAGTTAAATATTCGATGAAGTATAAAGACTTTGATTTCGGTATGCTGGGAGGTATTTTAGGGGGATCTTCGGCAATCGATTCAAACATTGCCGGAAAAATGGGTGAAGGTGTGGCTGCGGCCATCGCCTCGATAGGAAAATTAGCTAGTGGTGTGCCGGGATTGGGTGGTGTAGGTGAAACAGCAGTTCAAGCAGGAAAACTAGCCGCAAAGGTGGCTACAAATCCATTTAAAGAAGTTCTATTCGAGGCGGTAAATTTTAGAACTTTCGGATTTTCTTACACTTTTCTACCTAAAAGCTTGTCTGAAGTTTACAATGTAAAAAGAATTATAGATCTTTTTAAGTTTCACATGCATCCCGAGTTGTCAAAAGACGGATTATTTTACATTTACCCATCTGAATTTGATATTCAATATTATTTTCAAGGTAGACAAAATGAATTTCTGCATAAAATAAGCACATGTGTGTTAACGGACATGTCAGTTAACTACGGTAATGAATACTTTTCATCTTTTAGAGAAGGTGAACCCACTGAAATTCGTATGAACTTGACATTCCAAGAAACAGAATTGTTGACTAAAGAGCGAATAAGTAAGGGTTATTAAGATGACGTACTTTTCAAGGTTTCCTTATGTTGCTTACACTGTTGATTCTGGTGCAACGTTCTCAGTTGTCGCTGACATACTAAGAAGAATTTCAGTAAGTCAAGAAACAAAAGAAAATTATTCATTGTATGAACAATACACAGTAAAAGAGAAAGAAACTCCAGAGATCGTTTCTTTTAAATTTTACAATGATTCACAATATCATTGGCTTATTCTCTTGATAAACGATATAATTGATCCCAGATTTGGTTGGCCATTAACCGAGAAGCAATTATACGATTATGTAAACACGAAATATGGCTCTGCTGCATCAGATATTAGATACTATACAATTTCACAGTCTGATTTAACACAAGTGGATCCAACACAAAAGTATGATTTAAAAGTAATTAATCCTGGATCTCCGAGCGGATCAGACGGTGCAGATGTTTATCCCTATGCAGATGCATATGCAGTAACCAATTTTGATCATGAGTCAAGAGAAAACGAAAAGAAAAGAAACATTCGTGTTTTAAGACCTCAATTTCTATCAGCTTTTATAGCGGAGTATGAGGCAGCTATAAATGGCTAATGCAAGAGAGTATAATTATCCCGGACAAGTTGATTTTGAATTTTTAAAGTTAATCTCATCTAATGGATTAGTTGTTGATTTAAATGATTATCTTATTGAATTTAATTTAGTTGAAGATATCTTTTCAAACTTTTTGCATGGGCAAATTTTAATTAACGATTCGAACAATATACTTTCAAAATTGCCCATCATCGGCGATGAAATTCTTATTGTTAGTTATGGCACTCCCTCACTACAATCTTATTTTAGAAAAGTTTTTCATGTATATTCTGTTACAGATCAAACTACTGTTTCAGACAATAATACACAAACGTATATTCTTCACTTTTGTTCAATCGAAGCAGCATTTGATGCAAACATCGCCGTTTACAAATCCTTTAATGGAAACGTTTCTGATGTTGCGTTTGAAATATATGAAACCTTCTTAAAAAACGACAAGTATGTCAAGTTCACTGAGACAAGCATCGAATCATCTGATAGCTTACAATCGCAGTTTCTATATTCAGAAACACAAAATAAGTTAAAATTTATTAGTCCCGGTTGGTCGCCCGCTAAGTGCATTAATTGGTTATGTTCAAAAGCGATACCCAGAGATGGAAAAGCATGTGATTTTCTTTTCTGGGAAAGCACAGCGGGATTCTTCTTTTCCAGCATAGAAGATTTATTGTTTGAGGCGGAGAAAACAAACAAAGTCGCAGGTGAATACTATTACATTCCGGCGGGAAACTTCGAGTCGTCTGATGTTTTTAAGCAGCTTTTCATGGCGCAAAGTTTTCAGGTAGTGAACTTTAATGACAATTTAAAGAATTATTTAAATGGATTCTATGCGAACAAAATTATAACGTTTGATCCCATTACAAAAAAGTATGCCTCAAAGGATTTCGATTATCCCACCGAATACGATAATTTTACCCATACCGAAGGTAAACTAAGTGTGGCACCCTTTGCAAAAGAAGTTTTTCGTAATTCAGATTCATACGTAAAAATATATCCGTCAAATGCTAAACTTTTTTCAGGTATAACAAACAATTATACTGAACGCATGATTGATATTTTTGGAAATCGACATACTAAATTAAGTGAATTGGATAACTTCAAGATTAATTTAACGGTACATGGCAGATCAGATTTATATGCAGGTGCAATGATAAAATTTAATTTTCCTGACACAACTCACCATGAATCATCAAATGATTTTGGAAACGATAGTTTATATTCAGGAACATATTTAGTTTCAACTATTCGACATAAAATTAATTTTCGAAATCACGTAATGATTTTGGAACTCATCAAAGACTCTTTCGCTAAAAAATCATGATATTAAAACAAACATTTAACTGGTGGGTGGGTGTTGTAGAAGATAGAAACGATCCGGAGAAATTGGGTCGCGTGCGTGTACGCATATTTGGATACCATACACCTGATAGATCATTATTACCCATAGAAGATTTACCCTGGGCTGTTATAATGCAACCCACAACATCTGCTGCAGTATCAGGTATCGGATCTGCACCTGTCGGATTAATGACGGGTAGTTGGGTTGTAGGTTTCTTCCTTGACGGCGATGATATGCAACAACCACTGGTCATGGGTTCGTTGGGGGGTATGCCCGCTCCGTTACCAAAATGTGAAGCAAACACACAACTAGAGCAACAATACCCGCCAAATGTTGTCAGATCATCAGACGGATCTCCTGTTTTAGATGGTTCGGGCAATCCGATTGTAACTCAACCATTTAGTATTAATCCAAATATAGGAACGTTACCTCCCTTAAATCAAACACAAGTTCAACAATTAATGGATGCAATCGCTAAAAAAGAATCTAGCTCTATACCTGGAGGAATACAAAACTACGAAGCCCAAAATAGATTGGGTTATGTCGGAAAATATCAGTTTGGAGCAATGGCTCTTGCAACTTTAGGTTATGTCAAAGTAGGAAATAATCAAAAATTAACCAATGATGTATTAGATAATTCTGAAAATTGGACAAATAAAAATGGATTAAGATCAAAAAGTGAGTATATTAAACAAGGGCAG